CCCATGCCGGAGAGCGTGACCGACCGTTGCACGAAGAGCCATGAGTATATATTTCTCTTGGCGAAGGCGGCGACCTACTACTACGATGCGGAGGCGATAAGGGAAGACGTAAAGTTGTGGAACAAAGGATTGATGCGTGCCCCAAAATGCGGTGCTGACAGACCACGATATCAGACACTTGCTAATAACAGCGGAAACGTGAATGTCAAGCAATATGACACGCTCAAGGGTGCGAACCGCCGCTCTGTCTGGACGGTGGCAACCGCGCCGTTCAGGGGGGCGCACTTTGCGACATTCCCGCCCGCGCTGGTCGAGTCAATGGTACTGGCAGGGTGTCCCGTAGGCGGCACGGTACTTGACCCGTTCGCGGGGGCCGGAACATCGGGCGTAGTCGCGCAACGGCTTGGACGGTCATGCATAGGCATCGAACTAAACCAAGAGTACGTCGAGATGGCGCGGCGGCGCATTGACGCGGAACCGGAGACGCTACCAGGTGCACAGGGAGGTGCGGAATGACCTTCATCGGCATCGACCCGGGATTCATGGGCGCGGTGGCGGTCCTGTCTGACGGCCACGCTCCCCAGGTCCACGACATGCCGATCATCGAGATCAACGGGCGTCGGAGCATCGACATCCCGGCGCTTCACGAGATCGTCGTCGCGGTCGCCTCCGAGGCGTGGGGACCAGACGCCCCTGACGCCTTTCTCTTCGCCCTCGTCGAGCACGCGCAGGTCTTCCCGGGCGAGGGCGTCAAGTCGTGCTTCTCGATGGGCTACGGCCTCGGCGTCATCGAGGCGTGTCTGGCAGTAACGGCCGTCCCCTACGATCTCGTCAAACCGCGCGAGTGGCAAAAGCCCTTCGGCGTCCGCGGCAAGGGCGTAGACTCGAAAGCTCTTGCCTTCGCGCACGCGCGCAGGATGTTCCCATCGGTGACGTTCCACACACCGCGCGGCCGGGAGCTCGATGGGAGGGCGGACGCGCTCCTCATCGCTCGGTACGCGCAGATGACGCACACGAAAGGAGGCGCATGAGTGGATCAGCGTGCAGACTGAGCACGATATGCAGGTACGCCGCCGGCGACACTGGGTCCTGCGAGCTCGGTCCGATCTGCAAGTACGCGCAGATAGGGGCCGACGAGTGCATTCGACCCCTTTCGCAGTGGCCGGTGGTGGTGTTGGAGAAGCACGACGCGGCGAAGCGGATCGGCTCCGTCGTGAAGGGCGGGGCGAAGAAGGAAGATGGGGCCACGAAGCTCAAGGCCGCCGCCAAGGAGGGGCGCGCGCCCAAGTTCACATCCCTCGATCCGAAACGCGACGACCACCTGAAGTACGCCTTCAAGGCCCTTAACCGCTGGGCCCGTGAGGAACGGCTCGATGCCGCCGCTCAGACCGAGCTCGCGTATCTCCGCAACGAGTGCCCCCTTGGGGCGAAGTACCTGATCTCGAAAGACCGGCAGCGTCTGGTCGATCTCTACACGACGTGGCGCGGGAAGATCGTGTCGAAGGCAACAGAGGAGGGCCGATGAGGGACAGCGCGCGCAGTGACGGACCTCACGGAATGGTGCCCGTCTCTCGCGCGCGCGTATCTGGGGCCGCGGTCGAGACTACCTCCGTGGATGCAACACCGCGGCCCTCGCCCCCCGAGCAGTATGACGTCTACCTGTTCGAGGTCCGGAAGATCGTCGGCGCCTACGCGAAGTCCTACGCCGACCCGACAGAGCTCCTCTCGATCGGGTACCTCAAGATCGGGGAGCTCGCCGTCAAGAACAAGCTCGGCCTCGGCATCCCCTACGTCAACGCCTGCGTCCGGAACGCCTTCCGAAACCACATCAGGTGGGAGAAGCGGGAAGCGCGCCGACGCCGGCGGGCCTGGTGTTCTGTCTGTGGAGGTACCTGATGCCAACAGCACTCCCGCACCCGTGCGCCGTCCGCAACTGCCCGGGCCTCACCCGCGACAGGTTCTGCAACGCTCACGCCCGGGCCTACAACCGAACGAGAGACACGCACTACTCGTCCCGGGCATGGCGACGCACTCGCGCGCGCGCGCTGTCTCTGGCTCCAGTCTGCTCCTGCGGTAACGAGGCCACGGAGGTCCACCATATCGTCGCGCGGGCCGACGGCGGGGCGGACGAGCCGGGGAATCTTGTCACGATGTGCAAGCGGTGCCACTCGGCCATGACTGCCAAGGGCGGGAGGTGGGGATGAGCGCCCGCATCCTCCAAGGAGATTGCCTCGCGGTGGCGTTCTTCGTCCTGTATACCAACCAGGGCGAGACCGGACTGGAAACAATTGCGATCTTCTGCGCCGTTGGCACATTCCTTGGCATCATCGTCTTCGAGTGGTGGCAAAAAAGGCGCAGGGGGTAGGGGGGTCTAAATCTCTGAGGTTCTAAGACGTATATGCGGGCGCCCCCCGTTTGCAAGCGCCCGCGAAATTGAGCATCCGGGGAAATGGGGGTTTGGGATGCGGGGACGGAAGCCGAAACCGGCAGAGCTGAAGCGGATCGAGGGCAACCCGGGTAAGAGGCGGCTGCCGCGGGTTCTGATCGAGGAAGGGGTGGGGAGTCCGCGGGGAGCGATGAGGAAGGGAGGGGTTCCGAACGCGCCGCTCTGCCCGGCGTGGCTCAACCCGTCGGCGAAATCCGAGTGGCATCGGGTCGCTCCGGTCCTCAAGCGGCTCGGCATCCTCCACACGACCGACCGCGCGGCGCTCGCCGGCTACTGCCAGGCGTGGGCGCGGTGGCGGCAGGCGGAGAAGGGGCTCGATGTGGGCCTCATCATCCGGACCGAGCACGGCGCGGCGCAGAATCCGAACGCGGCCGTTGCGGTGCGGTACCTCGAAATCTGCCGGAAGTTCTGCGTTGAGTTCGGCATGACCCCGAGCTCCCGCGGCCGGATGCTGATCGGCGACAAGGAGAAGGATGCCACGGAAGATCCGCTCGAAGCCATCCTCAAGACCTCCCGCAACTGACGCCGGTCGGCAAGCGGCGGACCGGGCGGTTGCCTTCATCGAGGCGCTCAAGCACTGCAAGGGGGAGTGGGCCGGCCAGCCGTTCAAACTCGAGCCGTGGCAGGAAAACGACATCGTTCGTCCGCTTTTCGGGACACTCGGCCATGACGGCTGCCGGCAGTACCGGACCGCCTACATCTCCGAGGCCAGGAAGAACGGGAAGGCGCTCGACGTAGACCAGCGGGTGCCAACGCCGGACGGATGGGCCGCGCACGGGGAGCTCCGGCCGGGCGATGTGGTCTTCGGCGAGGACGGCACGCGGAAGCGGGTCATCGCGGTCACGCCTCCATACGTCGGGCCGTGCTACCGGGTGTGCTTCTCGGACGATACGGAGATCGTGGCCCATGAGAACCATGAGTGGAGAACCGCGGGCCGGACCTCGCTGGTCACGACTGGCCAGATGGCTCGGCAATTGCGAAAAGGCGGACGCCGCGACTACGCCCACATGATCGCCGTGGCGGGCGAGCTGGAGATCGACGACCGGCAACTGCTGATCCCGCCCTACACGCTTGGGGCGCGGACGGTCGTCGCCGTGGAGCCGGTCGTGGCGCGGCTCGTCAACTGCATCCAGGTCGAGGGCGGCATGTACCTCGCCGGGGACGGCATGATCCCGACGCATAATTCCGAGCTGTGCGCGGCGATCGCCCTGTACCTCCTCTTCGCCGACGGAGAGATGGGGGCGGAGGTCTACTCCTGCGCGGCCGACAAGGATCAGGCCTCGATCGTGTTCTCCGTTGCCGCCCAGATGGTGCGGCAGTCCCCGGCGCTCGCGCGGCGGTGTCGAATCATCGACTCGACGAAGCGAATCGTGGTCTACTCGACGGCCTCCTTCTACCGGGCAGTCTCGTCAGACGTTCCGACGAAGCACGGCCTCAACCCGTCCGGGGTGATCTTCGATGAGTTACACGCCCAACCGAACCGGCAACTCTGGGACGTCATGACGACGGGCTCCGGGACGCGCCGACAGCCGCTGGTGGTAGCGATCACCACGGCCGGGACGGATCCCCTGTCGATCTGCGGAGAGCAGTACGAGTACGCCCAGAAGGTCCTGAAGGGCGTCATCCGGGATCCTCGGTTCTTCGCCTACATTCGGGAGGTGCCGCGGGACGCAGACTGGACGGACGAGAAGCTCTGGCCGCTCGCGAACCCGGCCCT